CGGAACGGGCGGCGGCGACAGCGGCGGCGCGGGTCTTGCGCTGCTCGGCCTGCTCGGTGGTCTTGCGCTCGATCTCCGCCGTAAGTTCGGCCATGCGCTCTTCGTCCTGCTTGGCCTCTTCCTCGGTCACGCCCTCGGGGGTGCCCTCGGCGTACTTGTCAATCAGCGCTTGCAGTTCCTTCAACAGTTCATCCATGGTTCTAGCCTTTCTTTCTTGCGTTTGCAATTGCCATTACGGCGCACGCCCTCGCGTGCGTCATGCGCCGCCGCGCAAACTCCTTGCGCGTCTGCTCAATCTCTCCGTTAAGCAAGTTGCGTGCGCTAATCTCGGTGTTGGGGTCAGCCGGAAGGCTCACCGCCGACACGTCGAAAACCTTTTTGACCCGCGTAATAGTGGTGGTGCGGGTTTCCCTGTCGAACTCGTCAGCGGCCACGGTGAACGCCCATGACATACGCGTGATAAGTCCGGCGGCTATCTCTTCGTAAAGTTCGCGCGATGCTTGGCTGCGCGACAGGTCGGCGGCGATGAACAAGCCGTGTTCGTCCGGCTCGATAAGCAGCGTGCCGTTACTTGTGCGGGCGTACACGCGCCCTTCGTGGTCGTACTGCAAAATCACGTCCGACATATCGGCTTCGCGGAAAGCATCGGGGCTGATGATCTCCAAATACTCGTTGCCCGCGAAGTCGCAATAGATGGGGTAGGGGTCATTGAACGTGCTTGCGTAGCCCTCGACGTAGTAATCACTGTCAAAGCGCTTCTTCGGCTCTTCGCCGCCCTCGTCTGCGCGTTTGAGCGGCGCGAGCGTGGCGGTCAATGTTCGGTACTGTCTTTCATTCGGCTTGCTTGGCATCGTTGCCCCCTTGTCCCTTGTCCTTTGGTGCGCCTATCTGCTCCGAAAGCGCAATGTTGGCGTTGGTCTGCGCGGCGCTCGCGGCTTGCTCTGCCGTATGCTCGCTAATCAACCCAAGGTCGATATACTCGCCACGGATTACGTGGCGCTCTCCGCCCTCGTAGTGCGGCGATTGGAACACGTCGGCAACTTGGTTTCCGTTCCAGATTCCACGGTCGAAAAGCGCCGTTGAAACGGCAAGCTTCGTGGTGTTGCTGGCGAACTCCAAGCGGTTTGCCGAAAACATGATTTCGTTTCCGTGGGCAATCTCGTTCCTGCTGTAGGTCATCGCGGTTAGCACGTAGCCAAGCTGAACGGCGAACGTCTCAATGTTCCCTTCGTAGAACGCGTTATAGGTGTCCTCGTTCGCCTTGTTCAGCACCACATCTTCGTTGGTTCCGAAGAACCTATAGGCGCTCTTCTCGATGCGCTCCATCTGCGCCGCGTCAACCGTGTAGCTTGACGGCGTAATCTGCTTCACATCGTCAAAGATGCGGTCATACACGGCGATGCCGCCCGCGTTGGACGGGTCAAGCTGCTTGTTGAAGTCCTTTGCGGCCTGTTCCCTGTCCTTGTCGTTGCGGTTCTGGCTCAACTTGCCTATGAAGCGGATGAAAGCGCCTTGCTTAATGGCGTTCATTTCCCCTTCGGTCTGCGCGTGCATCAGTTCTAGCGTTGGATTAAGCACGTTGGTGCCGTCGCCGAAAAGGTCACTTCGGTACTGGTGGCGCGTCATAACGCCGACGCGTGACCATTCCACGTACACGCTTTCAGAAGTCGGAAAGTCCAGCTTCAACCAAAGTTCGCCGCCCACGTCATAGGCCGTGCATTTGCTCGGCAACACCGGGTAATAGCCAACGTGCGTTGTGTTGTCATCGGCGAACAGCGGAATAATCAACGCCGTGTCGTTCACCTGCAACATGGTGTAAATGCGCTTGATGAACTGCGGCGTTGTCATCCACGGGTTGGGCTGGTAGGCCAGCGAAGCCGTGGCGTGGCTCTGCGCGGTGCCGCTCACCTCCGGTTTCAGCTTGCTTGCGTGGTTCGCGCCGCTCTCGATGATTGATCGCGTCAACTCCGCTTCGTAAATGCCGCCCGTCCAAGTGGTGAAGCTTGGTTGGTAGGCCGTGAACGTTGAGAAGTAGCCGTTTACGGCTTGCATCTGCTTGCCGTGAAACACGGAATCGAACATTGAGCGCAAGCGCGGTTTCAGTCTTGCCAAGGTTTCAGCCCCCTATCATTGATTGGTATTCGTCGGCCATGTCTTTAAGGACTACGAACGCGTCACACTCCGCCGCCCATGCGTCAATGCGGTTGCGCGGGTCTTGGTTCTTCTTGTCCGGCGCAATGTTGCCGTTCGCGTCCGATCTGACGGCCACGTTTGAGCGGCACCACTCCGCAATTGGGTTGGCGTTGTCAACTATTCGGTTCTCCCGGTAAAGCGCCCGTAGTTCCTTCATGGGCATTGACAGGGTTTGCGCACCCTGCACGACGCGCCGGAAGTAGTCAGCGCCGAAGTAACCTTCGTAAGCTTCCACGGTCGGCACGTCGCGCATATGCCACGGGTCATAGCCGCAAGCAACGGCATAGATGCCGTATTTCTGTTGAACCTCGGCCACCCAATCAAGCACGACGCGCTTATCAATAATGGGCGTTGGGCACGTGCGCAAGTAGCCGTTGGCAATCCACGCATCATATGGCACGCCGTCACGCCCGCCGCGCCGCCCCTCGCGCTCCGCTTGCTCTAGCGCACGTTGCGGAATCCACGCCATGTGCAGCGCGTATATGTGCGGGTCGTTCGGGCGCTGCATGAGCAGACACGCCGCCGTCAGGTCGGTTGTGTCCGAAGCGTCAACGCCCAAAATCGCGTAGGTGAAGCCGTCCGACGGGTCAAAGGTCGCGTCGTTGTGTATCTCTGACCACGTAAGCCAAGCTTGGCTTTGGTTCTCAATCAGGTTGAAATCCTTAACAAGCAGCGTCGGCAGAAACGTAGGGTCGTTCTTCGCCTTGCTCACGTTCTTGCGAAGCGCTGGCAGTGATTTGATGGTGCCTAAGCCCGGATTGGCCTTGACCCACGCCGGTTCATGCTCCCATTCGTCGCGTTCGTCCAATTCGTAGATGAACGCAATGAAGCGCTCCGCGTCAACGCCGGTTGCCTGACCGTCAAGCCACTTGGCGGCGTACTGGTATTGCGCATCGAAGATGCCAGCGCGGACGAAGCCGTTTGTTGTGATCTCCAACACAAGCGGTTGCCTACGCGCCGACGTGCCTTGTATGGTCAGGTCGTACAAGTCGCGGTTTCGCATGGCCGCCAACTCGTCAATGATCGCGCCCGACACGTCCAAGCCGTCAAGGTGGTTCGTGTTCGCGCTAAGCGCCTTGATGGTGCCCATGTTCAAATCGCAATACAGGTCGCTTACGCGCTTGCGGATATGCTTTGACAGCGCCGGGGACGTTTTAATCATGCGCCAAGCGTTGTTGAAGCCCTTAGCTGCCTGATCGTGGGCGGTCGCCACGTTGTAGACCTCTGGTGCGCCCTCGTCATCGTTCACCTGCAAGTCAATTTCGATGCCGGACGCAAGCGCGGTCTTTCCGTTCTTCCTGCCCATGACCCAAAGCACTTCACGGTACTGCCGCAAGCCCTCTGCGTCTACGAAGCCGAAAATCACGGACAGAATGGCAAGTTGGAACAATTCCAGCTTGAAAGCGTGCCCAAGCTTGCCGGATGGTAGGCGGCAAAAGCGCTCAATGAAGTTAACGTGCTTGCTCGCGTACTCTTCGCGGAAATGGTACGGATAAAGCGGGTCTTTGTTGTCCATGTCGCGCAGAATCTTTGCAGCTACCTGCTTGATCTTGCGGCACGCCGTTATAGACCCGTCAAGCACGCCGCCGAAGTATTCACGTATAGCTTTCTCGCACCGCCCAGCCTTAGCGGCCTTAGTCATAGCGCGTTTCAGCTAGGTAATCCGTGAGCGCATCAGCAGCCGCCGCGCCGGTCGGCATCAGATCGCAAAGCTGCTTGATGCCGCGCTGAAACGTAGTGAATAGCTTGTTGTAAGCGGAAAAGCCGGGATGCTCTCGCAAGCCCGATTGACCGCCGCCGTTGTCATACTCGGTGAAGATGCTTTCATAAAGCAGTTCGTGCCGCGCTTCGTCAAGCTTGACTTTCAGAAACGCGATGTTGTGGAGCATCGGCAACACAACTTTGCGCTTCTCGTCTGGTATTGCGTCCTTCGTGATGCGTTGAAGGTTGCGCACCTCGCTTTCGACACGCGATTGCATGGAAGCGGGCTTGCGCTTCGGCTTACTTTTGCCAACTTCGCCCGAAACTTGCGAACTATCGCATAGTTTTTGCTTCTGCACAAGACCACCCCCCTTTGAAAAGTCGGCACGCGAAAGAAATTGACTCCCGGCGTTGGTGCCCAAGGAATCGTTGCGCAGATTCAAACCGGGGGGATTGCCCGCCGCCCTGACATGCTGTTTTGTGTTCGGTAATTTTTTCTTCGGTTCGCGTTTCCCGTCGCGCCGATCACTCGGCAAGGCAAATCAAGTTGCCGTCGGCATCAAACGCAAGCCCTTGACGCGTCGCACCGGCACGCGCCCACCCGTGCGTTTTCTTGTGGCATAGGTCGCAAAGGCTGACCAAGTTATCAAGGCCGCAAGCAATGTCCGGGTTGTCGATGTTGGCCGGTGTCAGTTCTTCGATGTGGTGAACCATCGTTGCCGGTGTGATCTCCCCACCGGCAAGGCAGCGTTGGCACAAGTAGTTGTCGCGCTTTAGCGCGTCTTCCCGCGCACGCTCCCAAGCCTTGGAATGATAGAACGCGTCGCTGAACGGTTTAGCCATGCGCCACCACCCCAAAAGAAAAAGCGCCACGGCTCTAAGTCCGTGACGCTTTGCATAGTTCTGACCACTGTAGCGAACTTTAGCAGAAGTCGGAAAGTGGACGCAAGTAAAATCTTTTCAAGCGGTCTTCAATTTCGCAAAGCCCGCTTCGTCAATATACTTGAATCCAGCCCGCGAAAGTTCGCGGCACCACTGTTGCGAACAGCGCATGACCTCGGCAACCTCATGCCACGCCATGGCTTGGCAATAGGCCATGCAAAGCACATCGGCGTAGCGGTTGCCTTTCAGCTTCGCCAAGCCGCCGTGGTCATCCTCGCCGTAAAGCAGCGTGGTTGCTTCGTCCAGCATTTCCGATGCTTCGTTGATTCTGCGTTGTAATCTCTGCTCAAACTCAATGCGCCGGTTCACCCTGTCCATTGCATCGCTGTTGCCGTTGCCCTGCTGCTCACCGTAACGCTGAACCTTCGCGCCCTCCGATGCCAACATTCGTGCCAACATTTCCTTTGAGCGCTCAATCTCCAACACGGCTTCGCGCACCTGTTCAAAGTATTCTTGCGCTCGCATGGCTTCACCTACGCAATGCCGGTGCTGCCGAAGCCAGCAGCCCCGCGCTCCGTCTCG